TGATTTACCAGAAGGACGACGAAGAGATTTTTTTAAAAGAAAAAGGTGTGAAGAACAAAGAGTTAGGTTGATGGTTGTTAAACAACCCAGGGATTTATTAGATTTTTCAAATAAAACATTTTTTACTTTTTGGTCGGGTGTAGAATTTCGTAAAGTACCCTATTCTTTACAAAAAAGAATTAAGCATTATAGGCCGCAAAAAGTTAAATTGTTGAAACGGGCATTGGTTGTAGAAAATTGGAAAGAGGGTAGGCGTAAACAAGAAAAAAGGTACAAAAGAGCTGTTATTAAACAAGAACAAGAAACCAGTGGTAGCAAGCAAAGGGAAGAAATAAGAAAAAAGAATCGTGAAATTATGGCTAAATTAATCAATGAACTCAATACCCAACAAATTTAACTGGTGGATGATAGCCAACAAACCAGCCGAGAAAACGAGCAATCGGGCTAGAATAGTCCAGCCTAGATTAATTCCTCCTGATTTAATACTCCCTAAAGGATTTAGAGAAGAATTAGTTAAGAGGGTTAGTGATATTAGAACATAATTATACAAAGATGTCAAATGAGATAACTAGAGGGGTAGGGCGGCCAACCAAATACAGCCAAGAGATTTTAGATAAAACTATTGAATATTGTAATGGGGGTTATAAAGTAGATGAGGTAATTCCGTCAATAGCAGGACTTTCGGTTTGGCTTGGTATTACTAGAGACACAGTTAGGCTTTGGTCTAAGGATTTGGATAAAGAAGAATTTTCAGCCATCGTTGCAGAAATACTAGCATTACAGGAAAGAACTTTGTTAAAAGGGGGCTTAACTGAAGATTTTAACGCCTCAATTACTAAACTCTTATTGACCAAGCACGGATATTCAGATTCCCAACGAATTGAGGCAGTGATTGATTCTAAACTTTCAGATGAAGAGAAAGCTAAATTAGATTCCTTACTACAATGACGTATAGAGATTATTTTATACAAGAATACGGACAAGTGGTATTAAGTACAGCTAATGTTGACTTACCTTTTTATAGGGCAATGGCTGACGGGATAACTAATTTAAGCGTTACAAAAGATGAGTTTGTTGTACTGGTTCGTTTTTATCAATCAGTTTATGAATGGGAAACCAAATCTATTTACGGCATAAGATTGATAATTGATGATAAACAAAATCGCTCTGGATAAAATTATCTCCGGAACTCGTGATGAACGGGTGTATTTGTGTGAAAAAGACTTTAGTTTATTCTTCGTATATTACGCCAATGAGTACATAAAATATCCCTTTGCTCCATTTCATTACGACTTATTTCAGGATTTAAAAGACCTTACCAACAGAATAATACGCGAATGTGCTTGGATTCTCTTTCGCGAAAGTTCCAAGACTTCGTTTGCTAAGATATACCTTCTTTGGTTGATAGTTTACAAGAAACGTAAGTATTTAAACGTAGACTCCTTTGACAAAGCAAACGCTGAATCTATTTTATTTGATGTTGTAACTTCACTACAGTCTAACAGTAAGATACTGGCAGATTTTGGTGAGCTATACAACAGACGGCGAGACCCCGAAGAAGCTACTATCAAACGAATCAGTAACTTCATAACTAACAACGGCATCAGAGTTGAGGCTCATAGTACCCAGGAAAGTGTCAGAGGGCGTTTATTTGGCGAGCAAAGACCTGATTTTGTACTTTTAGACGACTTTGAGACCTCTAAGACCAAAGACTCATTGGCTTATACTGAGCAGATAAAGAAGCACATAGACGAGTTTAAGGCCGGACTAGCACCAGATGCTATCATTCTATATTTAGGAAACTACATTACCGAGTTCGGTTCAGTTCAAGCGTTAATAGACCGAGCTAAGATAGATAATGGATTAAGAGTAAGAATGGTTGGAGTAGAGGATAATGGTAACGCTTGGCCAGGTAAATATGTTTTAACGGATGCTGAAATGACAGACAATAAAGTAAGCCTAGAAGATAAAAAGAAACAATTAGGGTCTCAGGTGTATGCCGCTGAAATGCTTAATCAGCCGATTGATGAAAGCGTACAAGAGTTTAAAAAGGATTTCTTCCTTAAGTCTACTTGGAGTGAAGTAGAGCAAAAAGACACCCGAAGATTTATAACAGTAGACACCGCAGTCTCAGAGAAGTCAGAAGCAGATTATACGGGTGTAGTAGTGAACTATGTGGACAAAGAGAACAAATGGCACTTATCAGCCCATAGATACAAAATAACTCCCAAACCCTTACTTGACCTATTATTTCAGTTGTACGAGTTACACAGCCCCGAAAAGATAGGGATTGAAAAGACTATCTACCTCCAGACTATAAAGCCTTTTCTAGATGATGAATGCAGAAAAAGAAATGTATTTCTACCGATAGTAGAGCTAGAACACGCCAACGTTAACAAACATACAAGGATAAGGTCGTTATTGCCACGATACGAGAGCAAGTCAGTATTCCACATTGAAGGCGAATGCCAAGACTTAGAAGACGAAGCGTTAAGATTCCCTAAGGGATTGCATGATGACGTATTAGACGCTTGCGCTTATCAGTCTCAAATAGCTGAATCACCCGTAGGAGATGAAGAAGAGATGATTCGGGTGCATGAGAATAAGCAAGAAAGAAAGGATAATGAACTAATATGAACACAACAGGAAATTACACAATAGAATATATTGAATCTACGGGCTCGTCTGAGTATATTTTAGATGATTATTGTGAAGCTATAGGAAGTTATAGATTAAAAAATGCGAGGTCGTAACATAAAAGCTCCTGCTACTTATAAGGCCAAGAACGAACCTACTCGTCAGTTTGAGGCTATTATGGCTGAACGTGAAGACCCTGATTATAAGTCAAAGCAAAAGATTTTAGAGACCCGTAAAGACAGGGCGGATAAAAGCGATATAGGATTATGAAACTCAAAACACTTTATTGGAACTACCCAGAATCATGGTTAGTTATTAAAAGAGATATTAAAAGACTCAAGAAGATGCTCTATGTTCTTTATGTCTCTTGTTTAAAAATGAAATAAGATGAGTAGAAAGTATATTAAAAAGGGTTACGCTAAAAGATATGGAACAGACAATGTGGCAACTAGGCCAGAGGTAAGGCTTAAAATGAGACTAGCAAAACTAGGTAAATTGCCCTGGAACAAAGGAATAAAAACTGGTATAACACCGTGGAAGGGGAAGAAAAGACCGAATGTTTCTGGTAGCAATCATCACAACTGGCGCGGTGGAGTAACAACAATTAATCATAAATTAAGAACTTCTTTGGAATACAAAATCTGGCGCACCGCCGTATTCACAAGAGATAATTACACCTGTGTTTGGTGTGGTATTAAAGGAAATCAAACTGGGGGGTATTTAGAGGCTGACCATATAAAGCCGTGGGCTCAATACCCAGAACTGAGGTTTGCTATAGATAATGGTAGAACGCTTTGCAAAAAATGTCATCGTACCACTGAAACTTATGGTACAAAAGGAAGAACAAGGTTATGAAAATATTCCAAATTATAGAGAAAGAAATAGACTCATTTATAAGTGGCTCGGTAACTATAAGTGAGGGGTACAAATTCAGCCAGTACAAACTGATTAAAAGATTAAGTTTATATTCCAACCAGGTCTATCCTAAGGGCAAGATTGATAAGCAGGGAAATTATAAGTATTGGACAGACATAATTCAGCCTCGCATAGATTCAGAAGTAAAGAATATTGACTTTGATACTTCAAACGTACTTTTATACTCCGAGGTAGAAGCTGATGCTCCTTACATGATAGTCTGTAATCTGGCCATGAAAGAGCGATTAGATGACACGGGCCAAGCAACAGAGTTCAATGATTCAATAGAAGAAGGCTCAGGTTGGGGTAACGTGGTTTGGAAAAAGATTAAGGGTGGTTACGAAAGAGTGGATTTAAAGAACTTTTACATCATCAACCAACAGGCTAAGACGATTGATAATACACCTGTTATTGAGAAGCACATTTTAACACAATCAGAATTAAGAGCTAAAAATGAGGCCTGGGATAATATTGAGGAAGTAATCAAGAACTGTGGTAATCGTGGATTTGCTCCGACTCCTTCAAGTACGATTGAAGAAAAAGAATCCCCTTACTATGAGATTTACGAACGCAACGGAGAGATAAGTGAACAAGCATTAAAAGAAGCACAAGGCAAGACGGGTGGAGATGAGAATAAGTTTATTTTAGCTAAAATCATAGTCGCTGGATTAAAGAAGGGCGAGAAAGCTGGTAAGTATGTTTTGTTCGCCGAAGAACTGACGGGCAAAATGTCAGATGTTTACAAAGAATATCATCGTGGGAGATACAATGGTCGTTGGTTCAGAACAGGTATCTACGAACTCTTGATGGACATCCAAACAAGAGCTAACGAGATTTCTAATCAAATTGCTCGTGGCTTGGAGTGGTCAGCCAAGACCCTGTTCAGGTCGCAAGACAAGCTGATTGTTAATAACATTTTAACAGACTTAAACAACGGTGATGTTATTAAAGCTACAGATTTACAACAAATAGAAGTCCGTATGAATGGACTTGACCAGTTAATTGCTGACTGGAACAGGTTAATGGATTTGGCTAATAGGTTAACAAACTCTTATGAAGTAGTAACTGGCGAATCATTACCCTCAGGAACTCCCTTTCGCTTAGGTTCAATGATTAATCAGAACGCTAACAAACTTTTTGACTTCCTAAGAGAAAAGTGGGCAATTGCTCTCGGCTCAGTATTACAGGATTGGGTGTTATCGGACATTCTTAAGAACCTGAAATCAAAAGATGTTCTTCGTTTAACGGGTGATGCCGATAAAATGAATGAATATTATATGATGGTAGTGAACGGTTGGTATATGAAGAACCTGCTTGCTCTTCCTCCGCATGGGCCTGAAGAAAGACAGCTATTGCTACAAAAGAAATTAGAGGAAATTAAGTCTAAAAAAGAACAATTTTTAAAACTAGAAGAAGGTTGGCTAGATGGAATTAAACCCAGAATCAAAGTTGTGATGACGGGCGAGAATGTTAATCTTGCTGCTGACCTTGAATCTTTGCAAACATTTATTCAACTAGAAGCTGACCCCGTGAGAAGGTCATATTTAGTAGAACTTGCGATGAAAAAGAAGGGTATCTCAGTAACTAATATGCCAAGAAGTACACCGCAACAATTAAATGGTGAACAAAGAATGGCATCTTCTTCGCCGCCAGCGTTGGGTCAATAATTATGTTAACTCGTTCTGTTGAATCAAGGGTAAAACAAGGGAATACACTTAAGAAAAAATATCTTAACGGAACCTTTAGTGGGAGTAGTGGGAAACCAGCCTGGAACAAGGGTTTATCAAGTAAGATTAAATTTATATGCAAAACTTGTTTAAAAGAATTTTGGAGACTTCCAAATAGTGGGGCAATTTTTTGTTCTCCCAGGTGTCAAGCACAAGCCCTTGTGGGTATTAAAAGACCAGATGTGAGTAAAAGATTATTGGGGAATAAATTAACGTTGGGCTACAAACACACTGAAGAAGCCAAGAGAAAAATAAGTATTGCTGGGCACAATAGAGGAACGGGCAAAATGGCTCTATATCCTGAAAACGAAAGGATACGAAAGTCTAGTGAATATACATTATGGCGCAAATCAGTATTTGCAAGAGACAATTGGACTTGTCAGAAATATGGAGTTAGGGGAGGATTTCTAGTTGCTCATCACATAAATAATTTTGCAGACTTTGCAGAGCTTAGGTTAGCAATAGACAATGGTATAACTTTGTGTAAGCAAGCACATGATGAGTTTCATAAAATATATGGCAAGCACTATAACACCAGAGCACAATTAGAAGAATTTTTAACGCCTCAACCTAATCAACCTAAAACCAAATAATAATATGTTTCAAAGAACAAAAGGTTATTTAAAACGTCAAGAGATGGTAGACAAAGCAGTAGAACGAGAAGTTAAAAAGCAATACCCAACAGGGTTGGCTGCAAGTGTTAGTGGTATGGCTATTCGTAAAAAAATAAGGTCTGAAATTGTTGGTAAAATAACAACCAAGAATAAAGACTTGTTGAAATTTTAAAGGTCGGAAATTAATTAACCATTAATCATAAAATTATGACTAAACAAAAGTTAATAGAATTATATAATGCATTGAATACACTTGGCGCTCTTAAGGGTGTTAAGTTCAGTTATTTTGTAATCAAGAAT